GCAGCACCTTTACTTTCAAAAATAATGTGGAACTTATGGAAATAGATCACAGAAATTATTTAGACCTACATAGACCTAATTACGAAATGGTGCAGAATGGCTATGTAAGGAATATAGATTTGGACATCTTAAAAATGTACGAGCATATTTATCGCAAGTATATGAACCCAGATTTCATATTGACAGTATGGTGCAGCCATTGTATATTTGATATGATTAAAAGGCTTTACGAATGGTACGATATACAACCACAACCAAAGAAAAAAAATGCAAAGGATAATTAATTTTAGCGGTGGCAAAACTTCTGCTTATATGACTATCCAAGAATATAAGCCAGGAGACATAGTATTGTTCTGCGATACTATGAGGGAACACCCTAAAACCTATAAATTTATTAATGACTTTGAAGCGTTTGAAAATATACCAGTAACAAGAATAAGTTACGAAGGTGGCTTTACCGGAATGTTAAAAAAGCATAAAGCCTTACCTAATCAGTTTAAAAGGTTCTGCACAATAGAACTAAAGATTAAAACGGCTAAAAGATATTTGAGAAGCATAGGGGTAAGAGAATTTGAAAACCTGGTAGGCTTTAGATATGACGAACCAATGCGAGTTAGCAGACGCACTCAAAGATTTAAGAAGGTACACGATAAGTTCCCTTTGTTTGAAAGCAAGATTACTAAACAAATGGTAAATGAGTATTGGAGTAAAAAGCCTTATACTTTGGAAATACCTTCTATATTAGGTAACTGCACTTTGTGTTTTATGAAAGGTAAAAACGCTATCTTAGCAATATTAAGGGAGTTCCCAGAACTTGCAGACGAATGGATCAATGACGAAAAAAATAGCAAATACACTTACTTTAATGGCGTAACAATAGAAACGCTTAAAAGTATATCACAAAATAATTTGTTCAAGGAATTTGATTTAGATAACATAAACCCTGCGTATGACTGCGCTTGTACTACTTAACTATGGCAAACTTTATACACCCTACCGCAATCATTGGCGATAACGTAATTATCGGAGACGGCAACTACATTGGTGCTTATTGTATAATAGGCGACAAAGCCGAACATAAAAAGTTCTGGCAAAAGGAAAAAGGCAAAGTTTACATTGGAGATAACAATGTTATTACAGGACTTGTAACAATAGATGCAGGAACGGAGATTGACACCTTTATTGGAAATAATTGTTTCATAATGAAACACGCACACATTGGACACGATTGCACAATCTTAGATAATGTTACTATAAGCTGCGGAGCAAAAATAGGTGGGCATTCAATTATTGACAAAGGTGCTAACATAGGACTAAACGCAGTTTTACATCAATTTGCAAACGTAGGAGAAAATTGTATGATAGGCGCAAGTGCTTTCGTAAAAGGAGATGCAAAACCAAATACTAAATACGCAGGAGTTCCTGCAAGGGAAATCGGCTCAAACATAAGATAATGAATGCAATAATCTACTTAAACTATAAAGATAGGAACATCAATACATTGTTTGAGAATATAAAAAATGCAGGTAAGCATATTGATATAGTAACTATCATTAATGAAGAGGGTATAGCATTTGCAACTAATAAAGGCTTAAGGAATTTAAACTTTGATAATATAGATTATGTAACTATTATGGGTAACGATATATTAGAACCTGATAATTGGTTGCAAATAAGAAATGACTTTTTACAAGACAAAACTATTGGTATTTGTTCTATTCCTTTACATAGTACAGGTAATGACACGGCTGATTTAATTGGCAACTTCACTATCACAAAAGAAACTATAAAAAGAGTTGGTGCATTCAATCAAGAACTTGACCCATACGGAGCAATAGATTTAGATTATTGTACGAGATGCAGGGCAGCAGGTTTGCATACGAAATTTATTAAAGAATATACCGCTAATCATATTGAGCAAAATAGCATTGATGCTTATGGTTACAATAAAAATGAATTAGTACAAAAGACCTGGAGTTTGCATAGCAACAATGTATCTGCTTATACAAATGGGAATAAAACATATTATATAAACTTATGAAAATACTTTGTATAACTTCAGCCAATTCGGGTGTAGGACTGCACCGAATTATGATGCCTATTGTTTATATGGAAAAAGAGTATGCACTTATTACCGATGTATTGAATGACGAACTACTTGAGCAGGGTTGGGATATTGTGCTAATGAATAGAATGCTTAACGAAATAGATGCAAAGCAAATGGACACTTGGCGCACTAAGTATGGCTTCAAGTTAGTAGTCGATAATGACGATTACTGGGAACTTAGCGAAACGCATCTTTTGTATTACCGATACAAGTACAATAACATAGGCAAACAAATTACCGATTACTTAGAGATTGCAGACCTTTGCACTTGCACACACGAAAGGTTAGCAAGTGAGATAAGCCAATACAATAAGAACGTTCACATATTACCAAACGCATTACCTTACGGGCAAGAGCAGTTCCAGGATAACAAGACCGAAGATTACAAAGTAAGATTGTTCTGGAGCGGAAGCGGAACGCACGAAAGAGATTTAGAAATACTTAGGCAGCCGTTCAAAAGGCTACAAGGTATGAATATAAGAACTGTTATTGCAGGTTACAATGACGGGGAGAAGCCTATATGGGATAAAATGATTGATGCGTTTACTTGCGGACTAAAGCTTAACCCTACGATCTATAACTATGCAAAGGTTACGGAATACATGGGTGCTTATACGGACTCAGACATTTCAGTTATTCCATTGGTAGATAACAAGTTTAACGCTATGAAGTCCAACCTTAAGGTATTAGAAACGGCTGCTAAAAAGAACCCTGCCATAGTTAGCTATGTCAATCCGTACTTAGATATGCCGGTACACTACGTTAAAAGTCAGAAGGATTGGTACAAACATATTAAAGATTTAGTGAGCGACGCGGATATGCGAAAGGAAAGCGGACAGAAGTTGTTTGAGTTCTGCCAAAAGAAGTATAACTTTGACGAGATAAATTTAGACCGAAAGTATATTTATAGTAAACTATGCCAGTAATAAAATGCTCAAACGGGAAATATAGAATAGGCTCAGGCGGTTGCGTTTACGATACCGAAGAGAAGGCTAACCAAGTTTGGAAGGCTATCCTTGCAGGTGGCAAGTTCGCAGATAGCTATACTGACTACCCTGAAAGTGCAACTAACAACGCAAAGAGGGCAATAGAATGGGCTGAGAAAAATGGTTGGGGTTCTTGTCTTGAAGCAACGGGAAAAGCAAGGGCAAGACAGTTGGCAAATCGTGAGCCGATTAGTAGAGATACGATTGCCCGTATGGCTTCCTTTAAAAGACATCAACAACATAAAGACGTTCCTTATAGCGAAGGTTGTGGCGGAATTGCCTGGGATGCGTGGGGCGGTACGAGTGGGGTTGAATGGGCAATTAATAAACTAAAAGAAATAGACGGAAAATAATTTGCATACTTAAATTTTTTAATTATTAATCAACGGAAAATTTAATGGGGAAAGTATGCAGAAACACACACAAATTTATTTGCAGGGAATGGGGTATAAAAAAACGGACTTCATTCCTTGCGAAGTGTGTGGCGCACAAGCGGTAGACATACATCATATTGATGCGAGGGGAATGGGTGGCAGCAAAGACAAAGACACGATTGAAAACCTAATGGGGTTATGTAGGAAGTGCCACATAGAATACGGAGATAAAAAACAATATAAAGAGTTCCTAAAAGACATACACGCAAAGAATTATGGCAAAGATTAAAGAGAACAATAACAAAGTTAGCTTTGGCAAACGCAAAAGAGGTTCTGCAAAGAAGTCCTTTAACAAGCATAACCCAAGACCTAAAGATTACAAAGGTCAAGGCAGATGAGAAAGTTATGGGCTATATGGTATTTATTAACAAACAAAGCTTACTTCCTTGCGGTATGTAAGACGGGTAAAAATGGAGACGATATGACCACAATCGGTAACTACACATATGCGATGGCAGAAACTTTAATCAATAAGCACATAGCAGACGTTGACACTTTCATTGAACAACAGAATGCAATAGACGAAGCAAACGACATAATTAACGGCATACTATGATTTTATTAAGTTCACAAATAGAAAGCATTGCCTCACGCAAAGACAAGACAATCAAGCTAACTTTAGCAACCCAGGAACTAAGTCCTAAAGATGCTGCGGATATATTCCAACTTAACCAACAGTTCTGCTACTTGGCAATTAAAGAAGAGCCGTTTAGTAAAGAAGAGCAAGACATAATAGAAAACCTAAAGGCAGACCCAGACACCTTTAAGACACCGAGCCAAAGATTAAGGGGCATCTTATACAAAACATACGAACAAGACAACGAAGGATACAAAGATTTTAACACATATTACCTTTCTGTAATGGATAGGATATGCCAACACTATAAAAATAAAATAGATGGGTAGGTTTAAACTTATAGAGACACCAGAATTAATGCTGCAATACTTTAACGAATACGCAGAATACTGCAAAAGCAATCCTATTAAAGTACACGATTTCGTAGGTAAAGACGGAGACGAAGTTTACAGATTAAGAGAAAGACCTTTGACAATAGAAGGCTTTGAAAACTTTTGCGCAGACAAAGGAATTATAGGAGATTTAAGCCACTACTTTGCTAATACAAATAATGCTTACGCAGATTTTTTAACCATCTGTTCGCATATTAGGAAAAAAATAAGGCAAGACCAAATCGAAGGGGGTATGGCAGGGGTTTACAATCCAAGCATTACTCAGCGTTTGAATAGCTTAGTAGAGAAGTCCGAGAATAAGCACGAAGTAAGTGAGATCAAAATAACTTACGATAAGTAATGCAAACAATAGGTCTAAGCTTACATAAACCACACCCTGCACAAAAGCAAGTAATCGACTGCGAAAGTAGATTTATTGTAATGATGGCAGGGAGAAGATTTGGCAAGTCATTGATTAGCCAAACGATAAGCATAGACACGGCAGTAAATAAAAAGCGTGTAGCTTACATTACCCCTACTTACCAATTAGGAAAGATATTTTTTAAGGAAATAGTTGACCTATTGCCATTAGAAATATACTCTAAGAATGAGAGCGACCTGGTTATTACTTTTATTACGGGTGGTAGTATACGTTTCTTTACTGGGGAAAGGTTAGACAATCTTCGTGGTTTAAAGTTTCACTTAGCCGTAATAGACGAGGCTTCCTTTATACCTAACCTTGAAGATGGGTGGCTCAACTCAATAAGACCTACCTTAACGGACTACAAGGGCAAGGCTATATTCCTTAGCACCCCTAAAGGTAAAAACTACTTCTTTAGTTTGTTTAGCAAAGCAGAACCCGATTGGCAAAGCTTTAAGTTCACTACATACGATAACCCTTACATAGACCCACAAGAGATAGACGATGCCCGTAGGCAACTCCCAGAGGTTGTGTTCGAGCAGGAGTATATGGCAAACCCTGCCGAGAACGCAGCAAACCCTTTCGGTAGTCAATACATTCGTAATTGCATACACCCAGTAACAACAATGCCGGTTGTAGCTTATGGAATTGATCTGGCGAAGTCAGTCGATTGGACTGTTATAGTAGGGTTAGACGAAGATGGAAACGTGGCTTATTTTGACCGCTTTCAAATGGATTGGCACAATACCAAGCAAACTATCATTAGGCTGCCAAAATGCCCTATCCTTGTCGATTCTACGGGGGTTGGCGACCCTATCCTTGAGGACTTACAAAGAGAAGGGGTAATGATACAAGGCTTAAAGTTCACAAGTTCAAGTAAGCAGCAACTTATGGAAGGCTTACAAGCTGCGATACATCAAGGGAAGATAGGCTATCCAGAAGGGATAATCAGCCAGGAACTTGAAGTATTTGAGTATATGTATACGGCAACTGGGGTAAAGTACTCAGCACCTTCAGGCTTCCACGATGATGCCGTTATGGCTTTGGCTTTGGCTTGGCAGAACTTCAGCCTTAAACGTGGCACGGGTAGGTATGCCTTCCTATAATTGCAACAAGGTTACAAAAATAAATTTGGTGGATTGTGTAAAACTTGTATATTTGGTTATTATTTAATCAAAACACAAACACAATGAAAAAAGAAACCGCACAACTTTTAGCCGTATTTTTAGTAGCTTGTTACCTTATTGGGCAACTTCAAGACATATACTCAAAATGATTTACGCTATCTGCCTTCTGCTAATTGCAACAGGTTTTGTAATGGCAGCTTTATTTGACTACACAATTAAACACAATGACCCAAAGTACAAAAGATTACATAGACAAGTATTACGCAAGTGAGCCGATTAGTATAATGATGTCTAACATAGATGCGACTTACTTAGAGATACTTACCTATTGCAACGAGAAGGGTTACGAACCTTCTAAGCGTAGATTAAGGAAACCAGAACATAAGTCAGAAATCGGCTTTTTTGACATTGATAATTACAAACCCGAAACAATATAAAATGGAACTTCAACAAATCTTTGAAACAACAAAAGAACAAAGGGTGGAGTTTACCCACCAATTAATTGAACGCTTAAACGCAGGGGAACTTGACCCGTTAAAAACGCACCTTCAAGTCAAAGCCTTAGAGGATATGCTTGAAACCTTAAAGGCAAATAAGGATTATAAAGATGCAGTATTACAAGCAGCGGTACTTAATGGCAAGGACTTCGAGTATATGAGTGCAAAGTTTAACATTAGAGAAGTAGGGGTTAAGTATGACTTTAGCAAATGTGAAAGTCCTGCTTACGATGAGATATTGAACGAGTACAATAGCGCAGCTAAAGCCAAAAAGGATATGGAAGAGTTCCTTA